GTAAGATTGGAATATTAGACTTTAAAACATCTAAGGATTTTTACCCTGATATGCCAATTCAAATTCATACTTATAAAAAATTAGTAGAAGATTCTACTGATTTAAAAGTAGAGTTCTTAGCAGTTATTAATATTCCAAAAGAGCCTGTTAAGGATGTCGAAATGAGGATATTTCAAGTTAAGCCTAAGTATCTAAAAGGCTTCAAAGCTTGTAAATATTTAAACAGCTTAGAAGAAGATTTTAAGCAAAGAAACTTGGAATATAATAAACAGAGGAGCAACTAATGTCATATCAACAACAACAACAACAAAAACCTTTTTGTGCTTTGACTATGAAAATGTATGCAACAGGTAAAAAAAGCCCTAAGTTTGAATTTAAAGCTAGTGCTGATAGTTTATTTACTTGTAGCTTAACAAAGAAAAAGTACAAATTATCACAAGTCAATGAATGGTATCTAAGCCATGAAGTACAGCAATATCATAATGAGGGTTATAGAGCAGTTTGGTATGGTAAAACTGAACATAATGAAAATCCTAACAAATACAGTAAAGGAGACACTAATTTTGTTTTGAGTTTTATTATGATTAAACCATTTAAACCTCAACCAAATGTAGATGGTATGAAACCAATCGCACAAACAATTCCACAGGTGCAACAGCAACAAGTTGAAATTGCTAGAAAAGAGCCTGAAGAATTATTGGATGATGAAATACCATTTTAATAAACTAAAACAAAAGCTTAGTGTGTGGTCACTTTATAACAGAGAATATATTGTTGGCTTCATACTAGGCTTTATACTAGGAGCAATATTGTTATGAAAATCCAATTAGAACTAGACTACAAAGCACATAATTATACAGACACAAGTAAATCTGCTTTTAATAATAAAAAAGATAAACTGACAAAAAGAGAACAAGTTTATGAATATATTAAAACAGAAGCTTCAACTAATTATCAAATAGCTGATGAGTTGGAGATGCCATTGTCTAGTGTGTGTGCAAGAGTGAGAGAACTACAGCTTACAGGTCACATAGAAGATAGTGGAATAAGACGAGAAACACCTTATGGTAAAACTGCGATTGTATGGCAAAAAAAAGACCAAATCTAGCTGAGAGAAAGTGGATGCAACAAGTAGCAGACTATGGATGTGTAGCTTGTGAGATTGATGGTTTAGTTAGACCAGCAGAGATACATCATGTCAGAAAGCATACAGGAATGGGTCTGAGACCCTCACATTTTGACATTTTACCACTTTGTAGTGTCCACCATCGGACAGGTAAAATATCGGTGCATTTGGGCAAAGAAGCTTTCATAGAGAAATATGGAACAGAGCAACAATTACAACAACGAGTAAGAGAGAGGATAAAACAATGGAACGAGATAGTGGATATTTTTTAGTTTGGAGAAAGATTTGGAAATCTCCTGTATTTAAAAATCTAAAACAATGTGCAATATGGATATATATGATTAGTCAGGCAACACATAAGGATAAGACCCTGAACTTCTTAGACAATAAGATATTTGTAAAAAAAGCTGAATTAATATTTCCATTAAGAAAAAATGCTGAGATATGGGGTATTACATATTCTGAGATGCGAACTTTCATCAAGAGGTTGAAAAATAGGAAGATGATTAACGTCAGAATACACCACCTGTTGCCCACCTCTAACCACCCTAGTCGAAAAGTAAGTATAATTGAGTGCTTAAACTATGACAAATATCAGTACCTAGAGAACTCGCAACCACCTCAACACCAGCTATCGCCTGATACTAATACACTATATACTAAAGAATCTATTAGTATAGGGTCAAGCAAGGATGTGAATAATGGGTATAAACAAGTTGGGTCTTGGGGAGACTACAATATCTTAGAAAAAGGTGGAAAGCAGTACCTCAAACATAAATACAAAGATGAGCCTATTAAGGAATATCAGTAATGGGCTTACTAAGATTATTCAAATATGTCAGAAAAAGATTGATTAAACTATCACTTGAAAATAAAATGCTAAAAGTACAGCTTGAATATTATAAAGCTATAGTTGAGTCAGATAACAATAGAAAACATTAGATGGTTAAAAAGAAGTCAAAGTTCAGACATATTTCAATTAATACAAAAAAATATTACTTCTATGAGATTAAGTGGTGGGATATTTTGGGAGACTCAGGTCATGCTGGAACTAAAGAGTTTGATGCTATGAAACCAGCTTTGATGACAACTACAGGATATGTTTATTCTAAAGATAAGAAGCATCTTAAAACATTTGCTAGTTATGATGAGAACGAAGAAAGTTTTAGTGATAGAAATGTTTTTCCTATTGGTTGCATTAAAGAATTAAAAAAGATAGAGATATAACAATATGAAATCCGACATAAACAAGGCAGAAAAGAAGAAACAATTAGGCAGACCACATAAAACTATTGATGAAAAAATATTAGCAAATTTAAGTCAAATAGGATGCACACAAGAAGAAATAGGAAGTATTGTTGGAATATCTGCAAGAACTTTACAAAGACGATTTGCCGATTTATTAGAGGTTAATAAAAACAAAGGTAAAGCTTCTTTAAGAAAGAAAATGTACGAGAAAGCTATGAAAGGTAATGATAAGCTTTTGATATGGCTTTCTAAACAATACTTAAATATGTCAGATAGAATCCATAACACCAATACTACTGAGCCTTTACCATTAATCATAGAAGCACAGGCTGAAGAAGTTAAAGAAATAAATGGCAAAGAAAAAAGGTAATGTATTTGGTGCAGTTGTACTGTACGAAAAGAAACATAATAGAACATCAATAGGTGGTGGTAGAGTAAAGACTTCTACAATGAATAAATCCAAAAGAAGATCATATAAGAAATACAAAGGTCAGGGTAAATGACAAAGCGATCAATGTTCTATCCAAATGGAGAGTTTATTCCATATCAGATGCCTGAAGATTATAGACCATCACAAAACAGAGGTTCATGTGGTAATTGTGGTATGTTCTCTCAAAAGCATATGTTTTGTGGTATCTTTAGAACTAAAGGAGTCAGAGATACTTATGTTTGCAACAAATGGAGACCAAGAAGAATTAAAAGATAATGGAACTTATTATTCTTAATGATGGCACTTACACTTTAGTAGAAGTCACTAAGAATATGCTAGAACACATTAAGATCATGGCAGAAGTAGATTGCTTCTCACTATGCGATATTATCAGATTAGAATTTACAGAATATTTAGACTCTCCACACAATCTTCATATGATGAAAGATGGTAGTGGCTATTTTTATGGGTGCATTTGCAGATGATAAATGATATTTACTTTGCATGGCTAAATACAAAGGTAGATCAGTAAAACTTAATAAACCATCTCGTGGAGATGTTAAGAAATTCAAAGTATTTGTAAAAGACAGATCATCAGGTAGAGTTAAGAAGATTAACTTTGGCTCAAAGACAATGAGCATTAAGAAGAACATACCAGCTAGACAGAGAAGCTTCTTTGCTAGATTCAGACCCATATTGGCTAATGTAAAAGGTCAAAAGAATTTATCTCCTGTATATTGGGCTATGCAAAGCTGGAAAAAAGGATTTAAGATATGAAGTTAAATGAGAACACATCAGTTGCTATGCCAATTAAAAATATGGTTGGTATAATTGTTGGAGTTGCTATGGGTATATTTGCTTATACTGAAATAACAGCAAGACTTACATCATTAGAAACATCAAGAGAATTAATGAACGCAGACTTACTTAAAAAAAGTGAACAGACTACTACTGATTCTGAACAGTTTATGTTGCTTGAAGAATTATATAAAACTGTTGAGAAATTACAGCTTACGCAAGAACAGAATATGACTAATAAAGTAAATATAGAATTTACCCAAAAGCAATTAGAGAAAGCATTAAATGATATTGAAAAGCTTAAAGACAAAGTAAGAGAAAATGGAAAGAACTATTAATGATTGAAACAGTAATAGCATTGTTGATGATAGTAAATAACGAGATCAAAGAACATAGAATACAGGTATCTATGTCAGATTGTCTTAAAGGTAAAAGACTTGCTATGAGAACAAATAAAAACAATAATGTTCAGTATCAATGTATCAAATCAAAAGCAGAATTAGAGTTAAATATAGATGGCTCTAAATCAATTAAAAAATTAATATTAGAATAATATGATTGACGAAGATAGGACATACGAGAACGAAGTGAGATTTAATAATGATAGATTGGGTGTTAAAAGTGATAGAAAAGATTACAAGGGGAATATTCCATTGGACTTGGAGAGTTCAAACACACCGAAAATACAAAAGAAAGAAATAAATGGAATATGTATTAACCATGATAATGTGTGCGATTGTAGAGGGTAAAACATCTTGTATGCCACCTTTTCAAATTGAAACACCATATAAAGATGGTTATGAATGTATGCTTGATGGTTATACAAAGTCATATGATAAGATTGTTGAATTAGGCAGAGACGATGTTAATAAATATAATATCTACATAAAATTTGGCTGTAATGAAAATCACTCTAACAAAACCACAACATCTTATATCATCATCCAATAAAAGATTCAGAGTATTAATATCAGGTAGAAGATTTGGTAAGACATATCTTGCTATAACTGAGATGATGAAATACGCATCAAAACCAAATCAAAAGATATGGTATGTAGCACCAACACTAAAAATGGCTAAAGACATTTGTTGGAGTCAATTAAAAGAAGTTCTTAATCAATTTAATTGGATAGAAGATATTAACGAAACAACACTTACAATAACTATTAGAAAATCAAATAGTACAATTAGCTTAAAATCAAGTGATGCTCCTGATTCATTAAGGGGTACAGGTTTAAACTTTTTAATATTAGACGAGTTTAGTGACATAGATAAAAGAACTTGGTTTGAAGTATTAAGAGCATCAGTATCAGATACATTGGGTCATGTTCTTATGTGTGGAACACCTAAAGGTTATGGTAATTGGACTTATGAGATGTACTTAAAAGGTAAGCAAGACTCTGAGTGGGATAGCTTTCAATATACTACTTTAGATGGTGGTATGGTCACAAAGAAAGAAATAGAACAAGCTAGACAAGACTTAGATCAAAGAACATTTAGACAAGAGTTTGAGGGTACATTTGAAAATTATGCTGG